ACAATCATTTCTGAATTACCTCATGGATTGAAAGTCGGTGATACCATCAATATCAGAAACCGTACTGATGGCACTAATGTTACTGGTGCATTGGCTGCTGTATTTTACTTAGACGAAGGAAGTATTGCGTTAAAAGGAAAAGAACCTGGAGCATCAGTTGTAACAAGTGGTGCAAGTGTTTTAATTGCAAACTCTGGAGACGACTTAGAGTTTGCCATGGAAATTTCTGGCGGTTCTGGAAAAGAAACTGTTGCTTTTAACTTTAATGCTTCTTCTTCAAAATATATTCGTAAAGTATTAAATACAAATCCAACTCTAACAAATGCAGAAGTAACTCCTGCGGCTTCTTTAAAGCATTATTGGCTAGGTGAAACATTTGAAACTCACTTAAAAGAAGTTGTAACGAACAATGAAGTATTTGGTTTTATTGCCGCTATTGAGCAGCCTGCTGGCGATCAAATCAATTTGGCAGATCACAAAGGCAATCAAGCACAGCCAGGAAAAAGCGGCTGGATTATAGGACAACATTTAAGTTCCGATAATGAAAGCTTTGACCCCTCTCAGCAAACAAAATTATTCCGTCTTGTTGCTAGTGAAGGTCTAGGTGGAGATTGGGAACAAAACAATATCAAAGTATCTATTCTAGATATTAAAAAGCCAACTTCGGTATTCGAAAAATATGGCACATTTACTGTTGCTGTTAGAAAAATCGACGATGTTGATGCAAACCCTCAGTTTATTGAAGTATTTCCAAACTGTACTTTAGACCCAACTTCTCCAAATTATGTTGCTGCTAGAATCGGTGACAGACATTTAGTTTGGGATGATGCCGAAAACAGACATAAAGAACTAGGAGATTTCCCTAACTTATCAAAATATGTTAGAGTTGAAATGAATCCAGTAGCAGAACAAGGTGGACTGGATCCAGAATTGTTGCCATTCGGCTTCTTTAGTCATCCAAGAATTAAAGAAATTTCTCTAGATGGTAGCCCATCCGGCGTAACAGCATCGGCAGATTCGTTTGTCCTTATCGGAAGTGATAAAATGCCAGATGCACCACTCGCTTCTGCTCTAGAGGTTGGCGATATTACCATTAATACTTTTAGTGCAAAAATACTTTTCCCAAAGATGAAAATGCGAGTTACGTCATCTGATGCTGGAGTATTGGATATCTCTCAGGCGTATTTCGGTATTGTTCCAAATGCTGGAATGGATCTTCCTCAAACCAGATTAAATGAGGATTTTAGAGACCTCACGAGAGCAAAACCAAACGGTTTAGATTCTTACGATGCCGATAATTCCACTACAGAAGACAGTGTTGTATTTTCTCTTGATGATGTAGTTGTAACTTCTTCCGCTAATTTAGGAACATTTAGCTACTGGGAAGCTGGTAGTAGAGTTTCTGGCGATTCTTTGACTGCTAAGAGTGGCTCTTATGAAGAAATTTTAGATGCTGGACATAACCGTTTCACTTTACCATTATTTGGTGGAACAGACGGCTTAAATATAAAAGAAAGAGAACCTTTCCGCAATGATTTGACAGAAGGAAAGTCAAGAATTAAAAATTCTTCTGTTCACACTCTGTATAGAGCTATTGACACCGTAAAAGAGCCAGAAGTATTAAACATGAACCTTCTCGTTCTTCCAGGCATTACAAACAAAACTGTAACAAAATATGCTATCGATGTTTGCGAACAAAGAAGTGATGCTCTTGCTATTATCGACTTAGAAGGTGGATACAAGCCATCAAGCGAAAATGCACAAAGCGAAACTCTTAGGCTTGGTAGTGTTAAACAAACTGTTGAAGCAATCAAGCCAAGAAACTTAAATAGTAGCTATGGCTGCGCTTATTACCCATGGGTAAAAGTACTAGATACAGAAAGTGGCGCTCCATTATGGATGCCACCATCAGTTGTTGCTTTTGGTACAATGGCTTCAAGCCAAGAAAACAGTCAAATTTGGTTTGCTCCAGCAGGTTTTAACCGTGGCGGTTTATCACTTGGTTCTTCTGGTTTAACAGTTACAGGTGTTCGCGAAAAACTAACTTCTAAACAGAGAGATGCTTTGTATGAACTTAACATTAACCCAATCGCGTCTTTCCCAAGTGAAGGAATCGTTATTTTCGGACAAAAAACTCTTCAAGCTACACCATCCGCTCTTGACAGAATTAACGTAAGAAGACTTGTTATCTTCTTGAAAAAACAAATTTCTATCATTGCGTCTGGTCTTCTTTTTGAACCAAATGTAGAAAATACCTGGAATCGTTTCAAACGTCCAGCAACCTCTGTTTTGGAGTCAGTCAAGAGTGGTTTTGGTATCAGCGAGTACAAGTTGGTACTAGACTCTACAACAACTACTCCAGAAGAGATTGATAGAAATATCATGTACGCTAAACTCTTTATCAAGCCAGTCTATGCTATTGAGTTTATCGGCATCGACTTTATCATCACAAATACCGGAGCTTCGTTCGAAGATCTATAAAAAAATATTTAAACACTATTTACTTAATGTAATAACAGGAGAACAAAAAAGATGACATTCTGGACTGAAAACAACTTTGAACCAAAACGAGCATTTAGATTTAAATTAAATCTAGCATTTGCCAGTGGTCAAGAATCTATTCCATATTTTTACTTAAAGACAGCTACAAAGCCAACATTCGAGGTGAACACAGTTCAGCACAAGTTTGGTGGAAGAGAATTTAATTTTCCTGGTAGCGTAAAGTGGAATGAAGTAAAAATGGAATTTGTTGACGATGTTCAGAACACAGTCCTTTCAAAACTAACAAATGTCATCAGCAATGCAGGATATCCAGACATTATCTCAAATGCAGATATCGCTATTCAAGAAAGTGGTGCGTTAAGATTCTTGTCAAAAGCAAAAATGGCAAGTACCTTAACAACTGCTGGAAATGCTCAAGCTGCCGCTAACGGTTCTCAGTTAGCCTTTGATATTGAACAGCTCAATGCCGAAGGTTTGGTTATTGAAAGATGGAGTATTTATAATCCAATTATTACAAAACTAGAGCAAGACACTCTTGATTATTCGAAAGAAGATTTAAGCGTTTATTCTTTAACTGTAAAATACGATTGGGCTTCATTTGACGATACATTAAGCTGATAGTGAGATGCAAACGTGACCTTTTGGACAGATGCCAAATTTGAGCCAAAGCAAAATTTTAAATGGAGAGTTGTATTGGGGGAAGACTCCGATACAGACTTTTATGCTACTTCTGTTACAAAACCAAACTTTCAAGTTCAAACAAAAAAATTTAAAAATATAAACATAGAAGAAAACTTTCCAAGTAATGTAGTTTGGTCTCCTATTCAAGTAACATTTATAGATAATATAGATAATATTATTTTAAATACGATTAGCTTTTCTTTTGATTGGCATGGACTGTGGCTGGCAGATGGCCCACAAGAATATTCTGGATATGAAAGAGGCAGGAAGTTTCAAGATTTAAAAATAGAAATGTTAGATAATAGCAAAAATGTTATAGAAAGATGGAATCTTGTAAACGCTATTCCTGAAAGACTAGAAATGGCAAATTTGGATTATAAAAATGACGATTTGCACACATATAAAATAACTTTTGTTTACGATTGGGCATATTCTTCTTCTGAAGATCCTAATGACGCTAAAAACAAACAAGAGCAGGCAAATAAAAAAATAACTACATCAGAACAAAAAACTAACAAACAGGCACCAGATACCTCAATATCGGAAGGAAATGCCAGGTCTAGGCCTGAAGCGATGCAATTTGAAGATCTATTTCCTTCTGGACCTTCTTATGAATCTGCCTGGTCTCCAACCTCTATAGGAATAAACGAATATAAATCTACTATCGAAAGAGGTAAACAAGGGGCCAGGGCTTATGAGCTTGGAGATTCTATGACAGCTAGAGAAGAAAATTATAGAAGAGATTCTAGCGGAAGAAGAATTCTTACAACAGATGATCTAGATAAATAAAACATTAACACTTTTTTAAAACAAGTTATAATAAAAATAGAAAGGATTTGTTAAATGAGAGACAATGAAGATAGATTTGCTGTCCCGCAAGGACAAGCACCAATGCATTCGCATACTCACTTAGAAGGAGGTGATCAATTAAGCTTTTCTTCCCCAACAGAAATGGTAGACTTGCCATCAAAAGGACTTCTTTATCCATTAGGACATCCTCTTCACAATAAAGAGACATTAGAGATAAAATTTATGACAGCAAAAGAGGAAGATATCCTTACTTCTAAAGCTCTTATTAAAAAAGTGTTAATGTTTTATTTATCTAGATCATCTG